TCCACACCACAAGCCCCTGCGGCTCGTTCCAGTGGATGTCCCAGACGGTCAGTGTTGGAGCCTTCGACGGCCGAGCGCCCCGGTACAGCTGCGCGACTTCCAAGTCGCTCGGGCCAGTAACAGTCATGATGTCGGCGCTGACTTGGCCGGTCATGCGCCGTCCATCGTCGCTCACCGGCCGCGCCCGAAAGGTCATGTTGTTGAACTCGATGTCTCGATTCGCGGTGGTGTAAGTCCATCGGATCGGGCCGAGGCGGAAGTCGTACAAGCTGATCGCCTGGCCATCGGCGAGGGACCGCTCGCGATCACTGAAGCTCATCGCGTACTCCTCGGAACACCGTGCTGGCTGTGCTGATGCCGTCGGTGTCGGTTTCGTGTGTGATCTGCACGCTGTCGCTGTCCTGCCGGCACAGGGTCATGAACGAGATGCGTGCGACGTCGCTCGGCCGGACAACGGTGCCAAGCGCGCTGTCGATCGCCAGGCGCTCGACGTCGACGTTCAGCTCGCTGACGTCGAGGATGCGGCGGTGAAAGACCTGCCCGCCGTACAGCTCGATGCGGATATCACGCCGGCCGGGCGCATCAGCCCTGAAGAACCGCGCCAAGCCGCACAGTTCGACATCGAGGACGGAGCTGGTCGCAGCCACTGTGTCGGCCAAAACCAGGTCGGCGGCATGGGTCGGAATCCAGATCGCTTTCTGCCTACCGCGCAGGGCATACAGCAGGCTGCGCAGCGCCGCGTGCTCCTCGCGGCCCTCGGTCTGCCAGCGGAAGCCATGCACCGGGAACCCTATTCCAGCCTGGTCACTGAACTGCGGCAGCCCTGTCTCGTTGTCCAGGACATCAATCAGGCGCTGGTACGACACGGACAAGTCTTCGGACTCCTCGGGCCGCTGCTCGAGCACAGGCCAGCCCCGGTACGTTGTCGAGGGCATGACCTCCGGCCAATCGCTGCTGTCCATCACCAGGAACCGCGCTTGTGCGCTGTAGAGGGTGTCGGTCAGCCGGGTCAGCGCCGGTTGCTCCGTCAGCTGTGCGGTGCGAATGGGGTACAAGCGGGAGCCGGCCGGCCAGCGCCGCTGAACCGGGCGCGCAAGCTGAATGGCCGACGCCGCCAGAGCCTGGATCTCCACGACCTCGTACTCGAATGCTGACTCACCGCGCAGCAGCGCAAGGCCGCCGGCACGGAAGTCCCGCCAGCGCGTATCGCACTCGACCGTCTGCGCGCCGGCCGCGGTGACGCTTGCCAGCAACTGGATGTCCGGCCACACCGGCAGCGCCCAGATTCGCCCGCCCCAGCCGGCCAAGCTGAGATCGAGGAGCACGCGCTCGCGCCCCTCCGCGTAGAACTCAGCTTCGAATGAACGCCGGGGTGACAAACGCAGCGATCGCCGTTGCTCGACTCCCGACGTGCTGGTCAGCAGCTCGGTCAACCACTCCAGCGACTCTTGGACACCGTCAGACCAGTCCGGTGCGAACGGCCACGCGGTGATCCGGTTTCCGGTAATGACCAGGATCAACGGCTGCTCGTCCTGCAGTTGCCAGACGATGCGAGCGTCAACTACCGGCGGTCCATCGGTCGACACGGCCACAGTCCAGATGCGCTCTTGCAGCGCCGCGAACGGCAACGGCGGGGACGGCTGGCCAGCCAGGCTGATGCCATCGGCGTCCTCGCGATTGATCTGCGACATTGTCCGCGGCGTGAAGTGGGCGTTCCAGACCGAGACAGCGCGCTCCTGGACGCTCACGACGTTCCCCAGATCCAATCGGCCAGGGATCAGCCAGATGCGGTTGTAGAAGTTCTCGACCAGGTCGGACTGGTGAACTGCCGAGTACGCCGAGTGAATGACGTCAACCGGCTGGTGTGCCGCATAGCTGCCAGCCAAGGTCGAGGTGCTGGCCGAGCCCAGGGTGATGTCCTGGTTCAAGCCCAGAGCGGAGATGTTCGGGGTGATGCCGGCAACGACCGCTTCGACCGGCCGAGGTACCTGAAATCCGGGGAAGGTCGCCATTTCTACTCGACCACCCGGAATGCATAGCCGACCAGCGCGCTGGTGTTGCCGAAATCGTTGGCTGTTCCGCGCTGCAGCAAAGGGAAGACGCGCCAGGTGTCGGTTCCGATGGTGATCGAGTCCCCAGGCGCGAGGAAGTCCATCCGGCACAGACCGAAATCGGGCGCTTCGCCGATGTACCTCGAACGCTGCTGAGCGCCGAACGCATAAATTGCACACGGCACAACGTTGGTCGAGCTGTTCAGCTCGTTGGCGCTCGCGTCGATCAGCCCAACGTCGGGGTGATACTGACTGCTGTAGTTTCCGCGACCGGGGCCGACGACGCGCCGGGAGACGTTCGTTGTGTAGTCGAACGGCAACCAGTCCGGCGATGGGCTACCGTCGAGGCTGTCTAGCCGCAGCATGCTGCCGCCGCCGCTGTATCGAATGTGGTAACCATCGAATGGATGCGATGACCAGTTGTTTGTGAGCGCCTGGCCAGAGCTGTAGAGGAACGAGCCGCAAACATACTGGCCGCCCGTATAGCCGACGCCACGCTTGTTGAGGGAGCCGATCATCACTGGACGAAACTGACCGGCAGCGATTTCGACGTGCAGGTGCAGATAGGCAGCGGTGGCGAACAGGTGATAGCGCGTGAATGGCCCGGCGCTGAGCTGCGCTATGGTTGCTTCTTTCGACGAATACGGGTTGTTCTGCACCGAGTTACCGGGCTGCGCGTTCCACGCCTTGGAGTTGTCGAACCCTGTATTTCCGGTGAGCAGCCATTGATTGGTGCCGGCGTTGAATGACCAGTAGCCGTCGGCGTTGTGGCAGAGCCACTCTGATGCTGATGCACGATCGGTGACCCAGCCGAGGGTTTCAGCGTGGGCGCGGAGCTTGCCCAGCAGATCCGACGGGTTGTTCGCTGTTCCTGTGAAGTAAGCCATCAGTCCGCCCTAATTGCGAAGAGCCAGGGATTGCCAGACCGCCATGCAGTCTGGAAAACAATGTGATCGATTCCGTTCTCGGTGATGACGTCTTCGGCGCCGGAGTTGAGAGTTGGCACGTACCAGGCACCGTCGAAGTCACCGAGGTACCGGCGTCCCTCGGTTTCTCGGGTGACGAACGACAGCGCCTTGAGCGGGAACTTGCTGAAAGAGTCTCGGAGCTGGTTGACCACGCTTTCGCCACCGCTGCCGGTGTAGCGACCGCAACCGAGCGGCAGAAGGGTCCGATTGTTGTAGTCGGACTCGTTGTTGCTGTTCGATGCGACGGTGAAGCCCAGCCAGCGGCCTGCAGGGTCGCGGACATAGCAACTGCGCTCCAGCGGGCTGCTGATGCCCCGATGACGGTCGCTCACGTCTGACCAGCGGGTGGCGACGTCTCCGCGATACGACCCCACGACAGCCAGCGGATACGGGAACTGCGACGGCGGGCACGGTGGCAGGATGAAGCCTGCGCCGGCAGACTCGTAGATCGTCGAGACTTTCACGACGACCCAGAAGCGTCGGCCGTTGGCGAAGAACCAGTAGGGCATCGGCTGATTCCACAGCAGTGCCTGGACCCGCGGGCTGTAGTTGGCAAACGCGGTCCAGTAGTCGCCGCCAGGCGGGATTGCTCCAGGATTGAACGCCGTGCCGCCCATCAGGCGCAGGTTGTAGTAGTCCAGGGCGGTATCGCCGTAGCTCTGAATCCCCATGTAGATGCTATCGGTGCCGCCCAGGCCAGGGGCGCGCAGGGTCACCTGGCGCACGGCGATGGCCGTGCCGGACGCGGGGATGGTGTTGTCGAAAACCTTCTCGTAGGCCTGGCCGGCCGCGACGAGCGTCGGGTTGGCGGTGAGGAACTGGACGAGTCGTTCGACCAGGTCGGCGTGGTTCGTGGCTGTGCCGAATTCGGTGGCCATCAGTTGATTCCCAGTAGTTGTCGTGCTCGTTGAGGATCGCGGCTTAGTGTCAGCCAGAAGTTTTCCTGCCCAGCCTTACTCCAGGCGCCATCGACGATCCGTTGCGGATCGTCATAGACGTGGAGGTTCACGCTGTTTTTCAGGGTGGTTCCGAGGTTTTTCGCAGGCTCTTGTAGGCGCGAAGCAGCCAGGCCCGGAGCAGGCATTGCGGGTGCGGGAATGCTGGCTATACCGCCCGTCGCGTGCCGCACAGCGCCGGACCAGTCATGTAGCGCCGCCCAACCACGCTTGTTGATGTCCAGGAGCAGCGGGGTCATGCCAGGCTGGGTTGCGGCCGCGGCCCTGATGACGACTTCCTGATCCGAAAGCCAGGCAGGGATGCTGTCGCTTGTTGGAGTCCCAGGGCCGCGCACCTGCCCGCCATCGGCGAAACCGAACATGCTTGTGATCGAGGACCACCACCCGCTACCACCGGCAGCCGCACCTGCCGCACCGGCACCACTGGCAGCGGCACCTGCCCCCTTTACCCCATTCGCCAGAGCCAGACTCCCGGCGGCACTCTGTAGAGCAGCTGCGCCAGTAACCAGCGTTCCTCCGGCCGCAGCCAGAGCCCCCGCAGCCGATGTCACGGCCGCGGCTCCCGTTACCATGCTGGTGTCTTGCTCACCTTGGCCGAACAGACTCATGAGTCCTGCGGTAGCCTTCTGGGCCAGCTGCTGCGCGGCAACGTCGGCCAGCGATCGGCTGACCGACTGCAGGAACGAAACCGCGGCCTCCTGCAGCGACAGCGTGCCATCGGCGAGACCGCGCAGCGCATTCTGCATGCCATTCTCGATACCGGATCGCAGAGCCAAAGTGAGCTGGTCGGCGGCCAGCCGGGTGTTTTCGAGCTGCTGGCGGAGATCCTTCACGCGCTCGATCGCTGCCGGATCGCCAGTTGCCTTGGCCAACTCCTCCATGCGAGGCACAAGTTGCTCTACCTCGTCGGCGGTGGACCGATGCAGGTCTAGCAGTTGCTGCCGCGCGGCCAGTTCGCTGACGAGACCGGCCTGCTGGGCGGCCTGGATACTCGACTCCTGCCGAGACTGCTCGCCGAAGATCCGGTCGACCTGGTCCTGGAGCTGCTGCAGCTCAGCCTTGGCCTTCTCGATTCCCATCAGCTTGCTGACCAGGCCGGCGCCTTCGGTGTCACCCGTGGCGAGCAGACGCTTCTGCAGGTCGCCGTACTTCTTCTCAATCTCGGCGCCGGCCGCATCGACGGTTTGGCCGGTGGCCCGAAGGTAGTCCAGGTTGAGTTGCTTTAGGGTTGTGGCGTCTTTCTTTGCCTGCTCGTCGGCCTTCTTCTGCTTTTCTGCCGCGTCCAGGGTCGCCCAGGCGGCGCGAGCGCGGGCTTCCAGGGCTCCTGTCAGATTGCGTTGGTCCAGCTCGTACTCACGCAACGCAGCCCGACCCTTGCCGTAGGTCGCCGCTTCCTTCTCCAACTGCTTGACCCAGTCTTCGTTCTGCTTGGCCAGGCGCGCAGCGGCCTTGTCTTCGCCGCCTGATGGCGTGAAGGGTGTCTTGGTGGCGGGGCCTGTACCGGTGACCGTAGTCGCGGGTAGCGCCGCGACCTGGCCGGCACCATTCAGCACCGCGTCACGCTGGTCCTGCCATTGCTGGATCTGCGCTTGTGCCTTGCTGAGTGCATCTTCGTATCGCTGGATGCGTTTCTGATCGTTCTTCTCGTAGGCCTCGTCGAGCGCGGACTGGACCCGCGCCATGTACTCGGTTTCCCGAGCGATGGCATCGTCCAAGCGGGGTACGTCATCACCGGCGGGACCGTTCACGCGCGCCGCAATCTCCTCCGCGACGAACTTGGTGACGTTGACGACGCCCGCAGCCCCCTTGGCCGCATAACCGATGGCAGTACCCAGGCCCTTGATCAGGAGATTCAGGCCCTCCACAACCGCCGGATCTTTCAGCACATCACGCAGGTCTCGCACGGCCTGAGTGAAGGTGTCGATGAACCCCGACTCGCCGGCCTGGATCTTCAAGTCAGTGAATGCGTTCTGCAGACGGTTGAGTTCGGCCTGCAAGCCGGTGGCCGCTTTCTGTGAGGCTGGCCCATAAGCTTCCTGCAGGGCCGCGCCGAACCGCGGCAGAAACTCGGCCGCCGGGATCATGCCCTTTTCCAGCCACTCGCTGAGCTGCTTTGTGTTGGTGCCCAGGGCCTTGGCGGCAAGCGAGAACGCGCCGGGAACGCGCTGACCGAGCTGCAGAACTAGCTCCTGGGTCTGAACCTTGCCCTTGCTGACCATCTGCTCCAGGGCGAGCAGGATGCCGTTGGTTTCCTGGCGGGTGAGGTGCAGCGCAGTGGTTGCCGAGGCGACGCCTTCGAAGATCGTGCGCAGGGAACTGCCCAGCTCTGGGGTTTCTTTCGCGGCCGCCACCAGGCGGGAATAGGCCTGGCTGGTGTTGAGCAGCTCCAGGCCGAGGCGTTCGGAGACCTCGCGGACGTACTCCAACTCCTGCCTCGCCTTCGCCGCCGACCCCGTAGCTGCCTCCATGGTGTACAACGCCTGCTGCCACTGCAGGTTGGTGTTGACGACTTCCTTGGAGAAGGACGCTACGCCGTACCCAGCTACGCCTGCCACCAACAGGCCCTGCACTCGACGGATAGCAGCTCCCATGCTGTTGAGAGCCATGGTAGAGGTCCTGGCATCGTTGCCAATGCCATTGAGGACATCACGCCGCGCTCGGATTCTGTCCAAGGCACTTGCGTACGCCGTAGCCTCAATACGACCAGCACGAAAGTGCTCGGTGAGCTGTCGTTCCTGGTCCGCTAGTTGAGCGAGGGAGCGGTAAGTTGGATCAATAGCCCCGAGAAGCTTGCGGGCTGCCGCCTCCTGCCGAGAGGTCTCAGCAGCGGCGGCGGCTGCAGCTTCCGCCGCGCGCTTTTCCACAGCGACCTGCTGGACACGGGC